AATCTATTAAATTTATCTGATATTGTTTTATGATGGTTACCTTCAATAAAATCTGGCCAAATATATTTTACAAATGTTAAGAAATCAGAACGTATTTTTCTATTTTTTACTTTATGAATTTTAGTTAAAAGATTTAATTTCCAATCTTTTCTTACATTAGGATCAGTAATGTTATCAATTTTTTTTAAAATATCTTTATTAAGCATAATATGATTATGGTACCTTAAATGTTTTTAACACCCCCGGGGGTACAAATCCATAGGTAATTTAGGAACCCATAACGAATTTATTAGTTATGACTGTGTAAATCCTAGACTAAAGGGTATGTCTGGGACCCCTTTATTTGCTTTACCCTCTCCCCCCTCTCTTAATTAAAAGTAAATCGTAAACCCATTGGGACCTCTAGCCTTAGGGATGGGGGGGGGCGAGCTCGCTCAACCAACAAGTATATATAAGGGTGGGCCCCGCCCACAGGTATATAGTAGGATGGGTGGGCCCCGCCCACAGGTATATAGTAGGATGGGTGGGCCCCGCCCACAGGTATATAGTAGGATGGGTGGGCCCCGCCCACAGGTATATAGTAGTGATAAATATATCACAGAATATCCTATTGATATTAAATACAAATATCTTTGATATAATGTAAAATAGTTCTTGCATTAATATCCTATATAATCTATGATGAAATCATAACAACGAAAGAAAGAAAATGACACAAAAACAAAAGATAACAGAAATAATTAAAATACTTAATCTATTAACAAAAAGAGTTATGAAAATAGAAAAAGATATTTTAAGAGAAATAAAAGGAGTTAAATAATATGAAAATAAAAGTAGGTGATAAAATAGAAGTAAGAACTTGGTCGTCTGATAATAAAGAGGGCATTGTTAATTCGATTAACATTGCCTTAGATTATGGCGATAAGAAAGCTGAAAAGGGCATTGAGGTTAATAGATATGATACTGATTTAGATTATATTGGAACTGTATCATATACTGATGAATATAATTGTCATCATTGGACTTACTTCAATCAAATCATCGCAGTAATTCCTCAAGATGATTTTGAAACTAGAATATTTAAAGAGTTAGATAAATTAAATAATCTAGGAACTAAATATCAATATTAATATGTTTGATATTGATATTAATATAACTGATACCCTTGCTCAACATTTAGTTGAGCAAGGTATGAGCACAAAAGAAAGTGATTATATTTCTTTTGTAAAAACTAAAACAGATAATATTATAAGTGATATTATCGGAACCAGCGAAAAGGACGCTTATTTATATGTATGAACTACTAACGGACATCTACAATTACTTTTTAGTATTTGCTTCGTTGTCCTTGTTGCTTGTTGCTTTATTCTGTTGGGTTGTATTATCAATCAACAGAAAACAAGATAAGGACTTTGATACAAAGTATAGAGAAACACGAAACAAATAATATTGATTTAAGGAACAGGGAACAGGGCGAAAGCCCTGTTCCCTTTTTTATTTATGCACTAATTTTTGGTGCTGTATTATTCCAGCCGATACCAACACTAGCTTGTAATACTTTATCTAGGTTAGCAATCAATTCAGCAGGGGCGTGGGCTTCCATTATCGTATCAAGTGCCACTCTCTTAACTTGTTTTAGTTCAGAAAGCTTTTTACCTTCTGGTCTTTTTTCTATTTCTTGTTGAGCAAGTTCACTAGCCCACTCTCTTATTTGTTCCTCACAAAGAGCAACATTTATTCTGTCCTCTTTAATATCATTAGAAGCGAACTTGTAATCAAGTTTGCCTTTTAATGTTTCGTTATTAGCTTTCTTTTTAAAGAAAGTTTTAGCTGTTGCTTGTGCTTCCAATAGATATTGTTCAGCTTCTTTTAGCTTATCAATAATAGATTGTGCACCTATTTTCTTAGCAAGTTTTTTAGAAGCTGTATCAGTTGCTTGTGATACATACTGACGAACAAGTAGTTCTTGTTGCTCAATCATTGGATCGAGTTCTCTTTTCACTTTATCTCTAAAGTGATCTAGTTGATACTTAGTCATTGCTTGTGCCATATTATACCTTTCTGTTTTGTTTATAATTATATTAATAGATCACTTGACAAGTATTGTCAATAGGATTATATAGGATATATGAGGCATAAAAGGAAACAGAAATGTATTACTTTAGCCCTTTGGCTGGTACAATATTACGGGCTCTTAACAGCTGTACGGATGCAGTATCAGCCACAACTAAAAGTAGAAAGTTATGATTGAACTATATAATGCGATGCATATCACGGATGTGCTGTTGGTATGTATATTATTTACATTAATACTAATATGGAGGAAGAAATGAAAGTTAGAACTAATAACAACGGTATGAAACAATTAAAAAAATTAGGCTTTAAAAAGGTCCCTGGCACTGAGCCAGGGTTTCATATGTATGAGTTAACGCCGGCCACGCTGCAGGCTTTCGACTCTCACTTTAAGCCACAAGCTGCAAGCCGCAAGCGTCAAGCTCTTGACAAATCTAGATAATAGGATTATATAGGAGATATGAAAGTAACAGAATTAGATAATATAACAGGCACACTCAGCAAGCCTTCTAAGATGCCAGGCTGGAGCTACGGGATACCTGCGAAGGAATGCAAGGTCGGATCTAAGCTTGCGAAGATTCCTGGAACGGTGTGTCATGGATGTTATGCACTCAAAGGTTGTTACGTATTTCCAAATGTACAAGCGGCGCAATACAAGCGTCTGGCAGCAATTGATCACCCAGCCTGGGTCGAAGCAATGGCCATGCAGATCTTACGCCATAAGTCAAAATTTTTCCGCTGGCATGATTCCGGCGATATCCAGAGTCTGGACCATCTTAAGAAGATCTTCGCTGTATGCAACTTGACACCCGATGTTAATCACTGGCTTCCGACGCGCGAGGCTAGCATCGTGGCACTAGTGACGCCTGAAGAGGTTCCATCTAATCTAATTATACGAATTTCAGCAACTAAAGTCGACGGTAACCCGCCGACATTCTGGCCTTATACCTCCAGCGTTGTGACTGAAAACAAAACGTGCCCTGCTGCCGAACAAGACAATAAGTGTATGAGCTGCCGGGCGTGTTGGGATAAGTCGGTTCCTAATATCGCATATGGAAAACACTAATAGGACCCGCTTCTATGTTTCCCTCTCTCGCCTGTTTAACTGAGCCGCAAGCCGCAAGCATCAGAATCAACAAGCTACAAGCAAAAAGTCTCAAGCCTCAAGCCCCCAAAGTTTCAAGCGTCAAGCGACAAGCTTCAAGCCCCTCGCATAAAGGAACAAGCTTCAAGCCGCAAGCTACAAGCTGCAAGCAGCAAGCTCCTGCATAAAGTTTTGGCAGCGAGTGTCGAGCGTCGAGGACTAGGATGAAAGAATTCTTAGGATGTCGTACATGGAAGCTAATTTGGTGTGGAGAAAGACGGACTGAATTACTATTACTTACTTTTAACTCAACTGTAAAAAAGTGTTGGTGTTTATTATAACAAAGCAAATCAGGAGTACCAAAACCGCTTAAATTTTCTAGCCTTGTGAACGAAATGTTTGGCATAAATTTCTTAACTTGATGCCAAAATTTAGTCTCGGGTTTCAAAGTAATTAGACTATGTTAGAAGACCTAATAACTTTACTCATTAAATGCTTTTGTGTTTCAGTTTTTAATACAATTCTATGGGTTTCAAACCTATTACCAATAAGCATATTCTCCATTAAATTAATTTCTGTAATGTCATGAAGATCTCCGTTTGGCATCTGAACTTGTATTCTTGCATTTTGCGCTATTTCGCTTTTCATAAACTTGTCTAGTACTAATGCAAATGTCTTTCCGTTTATCATATTTTATGTGGGGTTCTGTATCTAGGAGCAATAAAGCTTCATTCCCTCGTAAGCCAACCCCAATTGACTTTTACTGATTATTACTTTAAATGTCAATATATGGGTGTTCCAAAGAAATTGACAGAAATGCAAATGAAATTTGCACACGAGCTAGTAACAAATGAAGGTAGACTAACAGCTACTGAATGCGCAGTTAATGCTGGCTATGAAAAAGATTCAGCAGTAGTAAGAGCTTCCGAATTACAAAACCCAAAATTATATCCATTAGTAGTCCAATATATTGGAGAGCTTAGAGATGAATACCAAAAGAAATATGATGTTACATTTAGCCGTCATATAACAGAACTTGCCAAACTAAGAGATGACTCTAGAAAGAAAGGTGCATGGTCAGCAGCAATCAATGCTGAAGTGGCTAGAGGTAAAGCAGCTGGATTGTATGTTGAACAAAAGATTATACGAACAGGCAAGTTAGAAGATTTAAGTGCCGAGGAACTAGAGACGAGAATGAAGGAAATAATGGAAGAATATAAACCTCTTCTTGAGGGTGTTGAAGTAGAAGAACTTACCGAAGATGTCAAAGAACGACAGACAAATATTAGATTAGGTAAACCTCAGACAACCCTAAAGAAAGAAGTTATAGAAGTTGATTACTCTGTGTCTTCGTCTTCGTCATCATCGTCTGAAAAATCGTCATCAGAATCTGAAGAATCACATTCACACTGATTATCTTCTAAGTCTAAAGTTTTATCTCTAAGTATATCTATATCTTCTTGGATTCTATCCATAATGTCTTGGATAGTTTCAGCTTTTTTCTTTTTTGCCATTGAGCTTCTCCATTGTTTTGATGTTAGATGCTGGAATTACAGTTCTATCTCCAAATGTAATTTCGCCAAGATTATCTATCTCATAGCTAGAAAAAATCCAGATATAATCTTTTGTTTTCTTATAAATAAAACCTATACTAATACAATGACTTACAGACATTCTGTCAAACTCAACATCAGAAGCCCAGCCGGAATCGCTGCATATATCATCCCAACAGATTTTGTATAATTCGTATTTAAAAGGCATTACACATATATAGTGATTTTTAAAAGTTTTTAAGAAGTATATTACCCTTTAGATTTCTAAAAAAGTGTAACTTTGTAACTTTATACGTATTATCCTTATATAGCAACGGTTCTGGAGTTACAAAATGGTTACAAAAGTTACATCTCTAAAATAGTATTTATATATATCAATGGGTTATTCAGTTTTGGAAATGTAACCTGTTGATTTAAGCCGCTCATTTGACCTTCAATTGTGTTAAGATTGTGGCAAAATTATGTTTTCTTTACGTCTTTCACTGTTTGTTCTCATTATCTGTATTTAAACCAGTTGTAGATGGCAACAAAACTAAGAAGAATAAAAATAATTTGTTGAGTTAATCTTGCCTTATCTTTTTCAAGATATGAAACATATGTCCACATAAGTACAGACACCATTAAAAATATCCATGCTATCCATTGTATACTTATAATGGCTGTTGCTTGCATTATAGAACAAGAAATACTAATACTCGCAGCTACCCACTTATAAACGTTTAAGTTCATAATACTTACTAACTTTTTCTAACCACTTCCATTTATATTCTCTAAATTGCTGTCCATTAATTGTAAATCTTTGAAAGAAATTATCAGGTGTACACATCAATATAACCCCCTGCTCGATGCTCGTCTTATAGACATAATCATGAGCAACGGCATAACCTGCTAATTGTAGCTTATAATCTTCTATCCATTCATCTCTTTTGGGCTTGTTGCTCTGTTTAAAATCTATTATACTGTCGCGCCCTTGATAAATTCCACACAAATCAGTTGCTCCAGCATATAACCCTGGATAATACAAAGTCACCTCTGAACCCCAGATTTCCTCTAAATCAATTAATCCTTTATCAATAATAGTTTGTGCCATGCCCCTCGCTACTCGCCCCTCGTCGCTCAAATCTAGCAACCCTTGACCGTTTAAATGATATTCTAAATGTGAATGCATATTACTTCCACGAGTTGCCGCAGTATTCTTAATTCTTTCCGCCTCAATGCCACCTACTCTATTCTTCCAAGCTTCTAAAGACGCTCGCTTCTCGTCGCTTTGTGTAGCTGCTAGTATTGTGGTCACAGAAGGGAGCTTCTCGGAGCCAACTTCATAGTGTCTTTCATCCTTTACTAACGAGCGCATAGATTTAGGATACTCGAATTGTTTATTCCATTTCATTAAAAAATATTTTTATAACCTTTCTCTATCATTATAATCTAGACTTAACTTTTTAAAATATTTATGTCCATCTTTAAATTCATATCCAATAGATAAAAAAGCTTTTTTAATATTATTCATTGATTTTCTTCCAAGATATGGAAGACGATAAAAATCATATAAATAATATTTATCCGCAAGTATATCTTTAATCATGATATTATTAACTTTAAAGATACCTTTAACTCTTGGAGTTAGATTTAATTTTTCAAATGTTATATTTTTCATAATTTAATTTCCATTAACGTAATATATTTCAACACCTAATGCTTTTTGTTTTTTAGATGCAGAACGATTGATTGTTGTACCTATTCTACAATTATAACTTCTAGTTTTACGGTAAGATACAGACTTAACATCAAGTAAACGTGCTTTTCCTTTTTTATTAACAACAATAAGATCAAAAGGACATTGTGGATCTAATGATTTAGCAACATAATAACCTTTATTTAAAAATTCTTTTGCAGCTATTAATTCTGAACATACACCTTTAATTGTTTTAATTGTCATTTCTTTTCCTCT